GATTGCTTCTGCATCCTCAAGGATGCCGCCAATGGTCGTCGTTGTCTTCACACGCAAAACCTGTTCAAACAGATTGAATGCGCGTGAGTTGGGACGCCATGGATTGTGAGTGCTGATTACGCGGACTGATGCGCTTAAGTCAAACGGCTTGCATCGCCGAAAGGCGGTGACATGCCGAACAGTCGCGCTCGGCGCGATTGGCATGTTGGTCGGGTAGCTCATCGTCAAGTCTCCTTAGCTTTGCTGAATGGTACAGGCCTACTGTAATGGTACCACATTCGGGTACCTTCGGGCAACAAAAAAGCGCACCGGAAAACCGGTGCGCTGATTTTGGGTGCGTACCCCGTTACTCCGCAGCGGCGGGTGCCTCCAGCATAATGTTGCCGTGTTGCACGTCCCAGCGCACATCGGCGCGGGCCAGCATGCGGGTCAGGTTGGCCGCCTTGTACTCGGCCTCCAGCTCCGCAACCGTAACGCCAACGCGGTAGAACTGGCTGTAGCGGGTGGCCGACTTGCCACGCTTGGGGTTTTCCTTAACCCATGTGATGCGTGCATTTGGCACCAGCACATCCTTGCCAGCGTAGCGAACCGGCTTGGCTTTGGCCTCTGTGGTAACAGGTGCCTCCGGGGTAACCTGCGTATCCGCAACAACAGGGGCGGACTTTTTGTTGGACTGCTTTACCATGGTACTTACTCCTTGGGCACATGGCCCGGTTTGTGGCAGAGGCGATATTGCCTAGCGCCATGTTGTAAATATACTTTACAAACCGATGAAATGCAATATGCTTTACAAACTATTTTTGCATACCTCGTATGCATATACGCATGGATATATGCATATATTCATAAGCTATAGCTCATAATCCATCTTATAAGGCTAAGGGTATCTGGGCACCGCATAACACCAAATCACAGTCAAAATCGCGTTTGGGCCTATAAACCCATCTCCCACTACGGAGACCCCAAAACCGATTTTATATTGAGATCTAAAAACCAACCCCTACCCTTATACCATTCCACCAAGACCCCGACCCCAAAATATTGAGAAGACCCCCACCACTCCTACACATTCAACTTCATCCCATGTTTCCCAAGAATAACATTGATCCTAATAATCGTTTCCCTACCTACATACGGCTGAGCCCTCAATTCATCCTCGCTAATACTCAACAAATCCTTCACGGTAATAAGCAACCTGCGACTATCAGCCTCCACAAACCGGTTCTCGTGGGTGTTCCAGCTATCAAAGGCTTTTGACAATCGCTTCTGGTAATCAAATCCCCAATCAACTTTATTCAACGGAGTGTCGAGAAAAGAGAAGTCGAGCTTATCTGCCACACCGGTAGAAGCGTCTGACGCGTCTGTCGGTGCGGTTGTTGTCGCTGATTCCAACAGCCGGAGGGCCTCAGCGATCAATCGGGTAGCCTTCATAATCAGGTTGATAGGAGTTTCACCGGTCATCCCCCGAATTCCTCTATCTCTTCCCTATTCCAAAATTTGACGAGCTTACACTTCCTACCGGTTAACGCGGCAATCTTCCGAGCTACCGGCCACAAACTATCCAACCTCTTTACATCAGCCGCAATCAGCGGCACCATAGACCCAGGTCCCATCAGCGGACCCCATATCACCCCCTCATAGCCATCCTCAGGATCCACAGACACGAAAGCCCATATTTCGTTTATGAATATGGTATTCTTGGGCATATGAACAAAGACGACCATTATATTTTCCTCACCGGTTACGAGCCTTTTCCAGTAATTTTTCAAATTGTTTGGCGAAAGGCACTAATGCCATGACGCCATACGTAAAGATCATTTCTAATTCTTTATCCTCTTTTTCTGTTAATTTCCATGCACCGTTAGCCATCGCTTTTCTTTTTATGATCAAAGCCAGGGCCGCCTTTCTTATTTCATTTTCTGGTGGATCAAAATTCGGATGCCTACATATACACTGATTGAGTATTAAACTTAGTTCTTTGGCGATGATTGTCATATCACCTCCTCCCCTTCGAAGGACAAGCAATGTCATCGGGGTAACGTTCACAGAAATCTTGGCCCTGTTTGACAATATTCTTGCGCTCAACATCACGGCTAACTGGATCCGGCGATTGACCCTTCACACGAAAGGCGTCGCTGGAACACCCGGTTAATGCGATTGCTGCGATCAGAACGAGTACCTGAACCGCCATGACCATCCTCCCAGCATTGCAAATCCGGTGAGTAACATAGCCCAAGTCGTAGGCTCGGGCACAGCCGCAACATAGGTGAAGTCGGTGACGATAACTGAATATGGATAAGGGTCTGCGAAGGTTGGCATAATTCCCGGTCCGTCAGTTTGAACGAGCTGTACCGCATAGGGATCTGCCGGATCAAATGTTCGCATGAGATCCAACCATGCCATTCCATCTGGTAAGTTAAGCGGATTGACAGTCACATCAACGATCCACACGATCGTATCTGCCCGCGCTGGCACAGCCACCAGCATCAGCGCAGCGATAAGTAAGAGCTTTTTCACGGCATTAATCCTTTCCTACCACATCCCGCTTGTTCGTCCGGTACAGTGCGTCGATATTCATTAGTTTCACCACAGTCTCCCGAAATGACACATTCCCAGGCACCTCCATCAGATCCTTCAAGATGTAGTTCATCTGCCGCTCGGACACATGCTTTCGTACAACTTGGTAGATCATCATAGCAGTTAACTCACTTACGACCATGGTTCGCCTCTCGTTTGCACGGTATCTTTACTGAACGAGGATCATCTTGCCTACCAGCCACGGTTACCAGCGCGTTGGACCCACAATCCCTGCATTCTACATGAAGATACCCACACCGTGGTGATGGATAAGGAACCTCAGTCCTGCAACCCTTCTGCCCTTTCGTTAGATCGATCTTGATACCATTGGGATAGGAAGGATTCGGCTGTTGGGTCGGACTTACACCCCGGTCAATAAAGAAGACGTCGAAGTTCTTACTTCTCATCAATTCATCTTTCTTTCCTTGTTCTGTTTCTCTAATTCTTCTTTGCATACAACCTCAACAAGAGTTAACAGCTTTGCAGTTAACTCATCACCTTTATCACCATATTGAGCAACGGCAATCTTGACTGCGACTACCATAAAGGCAGGGACAGCATCGTCTGGGTCAATAGGTGGTCGATGCAAGCCTAGCCATCCCATGAGCTCATTCGTCAACTTTTGTGCACTTTCGGGACTGGCCATCACTTACTCCTTCGACCCCGGTCGCTCCTCATCCTCAAAGGTTTCCCATGTCCAAGCCCAATCTTGGATGGCACGGGTCAACTTCTCTATGTTAACTCGTCCTCCATCTTCAGCATCTATACTCCCCAACTTAGAAACTATCCCAGTCCCCATCGCTATTGCTTCCCGGTAAGGCAACGCGATGATGAACTCTGCAATGGTCTGGTTGCGAGTTTTATTCTTGTGCTCACGCCTCACACTCAGTGGGGCGTATTTCCGCACTTCCTCAGGTGGGTCGGGCATCGGTAGAGGTGACACCGGCTTGTACATACCTTCAGGCGTCGGCCGTGGCTCAGGCACACGTTCGGTAATATTTTCACGCAGGCGGGCCATAAAGTCAGGTCCTCCAGGTGCATTCTGCTTGTCGTTATCGGCCATTATCTTCTCCTTTGTTGCAGATTTGGTAACATTTTTGTGTTCGCCCTAGTTTACCCCCTTGCAATCTACCACCACATATGGTATGGCAATTTTGACTCACTTTTTTGCGTTCTACGCTGTGGACGCAGAGCTTAGTGCCACGTCCACTCCCCCCCACCGGTAGTTCCACCGGAAGTGCGAAGCTCACGCGTTGATCAGATCGTAGCTCCTCATTGGCCCGCAAACCAGAAGCGGAAATCCTTGAGCCAGAACCTGCATACAATGACCAGAGCCTGTCTCCCCAGGATTTCTTACTTGCAGTGATGCACGACAAGCGGCTGCCGATGGCAGCACGCATTGACGCTGCGTCCAAAGTTTCAGTGTACATCCATCCTAAGTTAGCGCAGATTACGCAGGATGTCACGGCTGGTGTTACAATTCGCATTGAAGGTGGGCTTCCCCAATTACCGGGCACGAATATCATAATGCCCGAGCACGCGAAACCGGCCAAAGCCGAGGCAAGCCAGAGCAAAGGCAACGGTCACGATCCAGAAACCTAGAAATCACCGCCCCGTTCCCGCCTTTCCGCACACCCGTTGCAATACCCGTAATCTGGACGAATCTTCACCATTCGGCCACAGCCCTGACACTTTTTACGAACGCTGCGTTCTTGCGTCTCAAAATAGAAGTCAATATCGGATTGATCTTCTATTTCATAGTGCCCGTAGTTGTCGTCGTAGAAAGATCCCGTAGCTCGTCGTCGTGTCATCACTTAACCTCTTGAAAAATTTCTTCCCATTCCTCTTGAAGCATGTAGGGCCAGTTCTCTTTGATTCTGGCCCATATGACGTCAGCATTTGGTTCGATGCCTTTATCGCGCCGCCGCTTGACCCACATCTTCATCACTGACACTTTCCGCTTATCCACGGTTCTCTGCTTTTCATCATCTGCCATTGGGTGTGTAGACTCCGCGTGCGTTTGGGATTAAGGTCACCTCCAACTCGGCCTGGGTTGGTTCTCCTGTTACTAGCTCAGGCTTCTTTCTTCTAAATCGCAGTCCAATCTTGGTAATTTCTCCAACACCGACCAATAATGCGATGGAATAGTAAAGTGGCATGTAATCTGCCCAAGGTTCATTAAGAAATAAAGCACCGATTATATTAAGTGTGAATAAACCGAAACACAGCCAGATTCCTGCTCGGATAAATTTCCCCTGAGCGGTATTGCAAAGAGCCATGATTGGTGCGCCAATAAGCCAACTTCCTAGCATTATCGCGATACCAATCGGAACAAGCAATATTAAACCTGCGGCCATATTAGAATACTCCGAAAATGAGATACACAACGATAAACAGCACAACAATCCAAACTTCCGTTGGTACTGTGTAACTCGAGCCAATCGATTGCCGGTAGGACAATCCGGTGCCTGGAAGGCTAAACGTACTCATAGCCTTGCGCTTTCTTCCGGCCAAGGGTACATTCAAATGGGCACCGGGCACTCCGCTTGTAAGACTTAAACCTGTCTTCGACACGTTCAGTCTTACAAACTTGTTGCCAATGCTCCTGTGAAAGCGAAAGTGGCCCATAACCTCATCCTTTAACCTTGTAAAGTATTATAGCAAGTTGCAACTTGGAGTGCAAGCATCCTATGGTTAGTACCCTCTACACTGCACCTCACCTGACACTGGCTCCTTCGCACCTGTATGTGCAGAAGGCTCCTCATGTAGATCCGAACTCCCCAACCGGTCAACGTCATTCCGGTGCATTAGCCCCATCCCCAGCCCGGCTCATGCCCGGTAAGGGGAAGCCGCCCGTCGCGCCCCCCACGTCAACGGCTTCCCCACCTAAATGAACATAATTGCTTTTCCTCGACCATCTGATGAACACGTCATTGTCCTGCCGTCGCTTCATGAAGGTCAGATCGATGCGTTTAATCTTCCCGGTCGGTTTAAAGCTCTACGTTGCGGAAGACGATGGGGAAAGACTCAATTTCTAAAAACGATTGCCTGCGACTTCGCGGCCAAGGGCGCACAGGTCGGATGGTTCGTTCCCAACTATCGCTACGCCTCCGAAGCGTATAGTGAAAACGAGGTTACTCTTGAACCGGCTGTGCGCTCTTCCTCCCGTAATCTTGGAATTTTACATACGACGACTGGAGGGAGAATTGAGCTATGGACCTTGGAGGATGAAAAAGCAGGTCGTTCCCGGCGCTATCACCTCGTTATTATCGATGAGGCAGCATTTACGAAAGCTAATGCAATTGATATTTGGACGAAAGCCATACGACCAACGTTACTTGACTTTCGTGGCGCGGCGATCATCGCATCGAACACCAACGGTATCAACGAAGAAAATTTCTTCTGGCGGATCTGTAATTTGCCAGAATACGGATTTGTCGAATACCACGCTCCTTCCCACAGCAACCCATTCCTCCCTCCCGATGAACTCGCCCGACTAAAAGAAGACAACCATCCACTTGTCTATGCCCAAGAATATCTTGCTGAGTTTGTGGATTGGTCTGGCGAGGCATTCTTCAGCCTGGATAACATGCTTTCTAATGGGCACCCTGAACCGTATCCCGAGCGATGCCTTTATGTCTTTGCTACCCTTGATACAGCCGTCAAGACCGGTAAAGAGGCTGATGGGACCGGGTGTATCTATTGGGCGTACGAAACATTAGGCGATGAACGTTGGCTCAAGATCGTTGACTACGAATACCTTCAGATAGAAGGGAGCATGTTGGAACTATGGTTACCCGTCGTGTATCGGAATCTGGAGGAGTACGCATCGAAATGCGGGGCTCGTCTGGGTCACCGGGGATGCTTCATCGAAGACAAGGCAAGTGGGTCAATCTTGCTTCAACAAGCGCGACGGAAAAACTTACCGGCAAGCGAACTTCCACAGAAACTGACACAGTTAGGAAAGGCCGAAAGGGCCATTAACGTGAGCGGCTATGTGTTTCAGAATAAAGTTAAGATTTTGGAAACGGCCTATAATCGTATCATTACATTTAAACAAGTGGCCAAGAATCATCTTCTTGGACAGGTACTTGGATTTCGTGTAGGTGACACTGAAGATCGTCAGGACGATCTGCTTGATTGTTTCTCCTATGGTGTGGCCATTGGTCTTGGTAATTGGGAGGGATACTGATGCCAAAGAAGAATAACGGAACTCCTCCTCTGGCTGAGGATAGAGCTGTTAATCAAGATGGTGAGGTAACTCCTCAAGCTGGGACACTGCATACGGTCACATCTGCCAGTGTCGGTACGGCATTGACAGTAGGTGCTGGATCGATCAGTGCTTTTTCAATGGCTCAGCCAACAAATCTAACTACAGATGATATGACCCAACTGGTCTTGGTGGATTCCGCCGCCGCTCCTACTGGTTATGCAAAAGTTCTTTGGGCCGCGAATCTTCGAGCTTTAGCTTGCATGATTGAACCAAGACCCGGAATTGGGTTAACTCCAGGTTTGACTGCTCCAACTTGGCCTAAAGTTCTTATGGGCTCGACTGCAATCCCATTTACGAATGGGTGTTTTGTTCAAAGCTGTCCTGCGAACACGTCGTTTTCGGTGACTGCATAAATGCCAACAGTCCCATCAGCTTCAGTTGGCACGACTCCTGGTAATGCACTCCAGGATCTGTTGGTCGCGCCCGATATCGTGCCAGGTGATGTTGTTTCATACGAAACCTGCAAGGAAATCTATTTATACCATCCACTTGGATCGCGAATTGTCGAAGGTCCAGTCAGTCTCGCAATGGCGCAGAAGCGCACTATCAAAGTTCCGGATAGTCCAGGTGAATACTGTGTGGATGCTTTTGTCGATGAATGGAAAAATCTTGCTGGTGATTTCCTTGTGCATAATCTTCTTACTGTCAGCCGCATATATGGCGTTGCTTCTATCGCATTACTTGTTGACGGATTAAAGAGTAATGAGGTCATTAATTATTGGGATCTCCCTGATCTTAATATTAGTTTCAACGTACTTGATCCTCTTAATACTTCCGGATCTTTGGTTCTTAATCAAAATCCCAATGCAATGGATTTCATGAAATATACCCAGATCGCAGTTGCTGGGACCGCGTATCACCCCTCCAGGACTGTGACGATCACAAATGAAAAGCCTATATATCTGGGCTATACTACTTCTGCTTTTGGCTATGTCGGTCGCTCTGCTTATCAGCGCGCTTTTTATCCATTAAAGTCTTACATCAAGAGCTTGATTGCTGATGATCTTGTTGAAACTAAAGTTGGTGTTCTGGTTGCCAAGATCAAGCAACCCGGTAATTTTGTTGATAACATTATGTCCTGGGCGGCCGGTTTCAAGAGGTCTTTGGTCAAAGAAGCAGAAACAGGTAAC